TAAATTCTGCTCGAAATTGTTTAATTTTATCTAGAACTTCTGTTTCAGTTTTGCCTGACAGTACCAGATATAATATTTCGCTTAGAAAATTCTGTACAAATACTGGTGTATCCGAACGTTTAAGATCCAATCCCATGGCTTTTACTTTGCCGTCTTTACCTGCTGTGTCCACACGCTCATTCTCTTTGTCAAAATATAGCAGTGCGTATCTTTTTTTAGTTATAAACAATCCTTTGCTTGCCACTAATTCTCGACCTGCTCGTATCACATCTCCTCTAGTTTTAGGACAGTGAAATGCTCGAGTCATAAAAGCAGTAAATGTATCATTAACTTCTTCGGCTATCTTATCATATAGAGCAATAATGTTTTCTTTAGCCCATGGTATCTGCCCACTGTCTATTTCTTTTTTTAATGTGGCATAAGCAGAAAAATATACAGAGTCTGTGTCACCGTATATCACACTCTCGCCTAAGTGATCATATTTGCCTGCAATAATTTCATTGGTTTTAGCAGCCATATGTTGAGTGATACATCTGCCTGTTAATGTTACACTCTGTCCAATACGCATGTCAAAGAAACGACAACCTGGATTTAAAATTGCACCATACAGAGAGTTTAGATTAATTTTTTTAACTAGTTGTCTTTTATCCCAAAATTCTCGTTCAATGGCATTGTCTCCACACTCGCTCATTCTTTTCTGCATGTCTTTTCTCTCAGCATACCATCTTTTTAACAATCCTGGAATAACACCCTCAAATTCATAAGTGAAGATGGTACCATTGGCACTGATCATCCACTGTCTGTTACCATCGAACACAAGATCATACAGTTGTGCTGCACTCATTCTCACACTGGTACCATCTTCCCAATCAATGATTAATTCTGTGCCTTTATCCTGCTTCATTACTGCTTGATATTCCCAGCAACCAAATTGTCCTTCCCATGCTGTGGCAAATGATTTGCCTTGATGCTTGGCTCTGTTTATTTCTGCTGATGTGATCACTGGACGTATCTGTCCTATAATAGTTTCTGGTCCCATGTTTAGAGCTCGAATCACAGCTGGATACAGTGAGTTTATGTCCACAGATCCTATCCAGTCATGTATACCTTTTTTGGGATATGCCACATATGCTCCTGCTGCTGAGTCTACAGGTGCATTCTCATCTCTTTTCACTCTGCCTGGCACTATCATACCTCGTCTGTGTGCTTCATTGATAATTGCCTGTTCTGTAACTGCCACTGCTCCCATAGTGGTCTGTAGTAACACAGTGTTCTGATGTGCAATTTCATTTGCTAATTCAATAAATTTTAATTTCTTTTCTAACTTCGCCAAAAGATTACAGTCTTGTCTGTTGTATTCTATAAACATTCCAAAGTCATTGTTATACAATTGATCCAATGATCCTTCATACACAGTTTTCTTCTCATCCAATTCCCACTCGCCAATGGCATCTAAACGATAACTGTGACGTTCTTCATAGGTATATTTTCTATATAATTCTAATAAATCTAGATGTACTCGACCAATTAAATCATAACTGATCTGTTCTCTGCCATATTTTTCAAACGTTCTTTTCTTGGGTTTTTCTCCCCAAAAACATAATCTACGAGTATCATCTGAACTCAATACTTTCTGTATTCTACCCACAACATAGGGCATGTCATATCCCTCTGAATTCCATCCACTGATAACATCACCTTCATCTACTAGAGTCAAGAAAGCATCTAACATGTCTTTTTCTTTTTCAAACAACATCACGTTGCTAAATCTTTCCACTTGTAGTTTGGCATCTGGCATGCTCAATCCTTTGGGAGGTATTGCAAAAGTTACCAACTGATCTGTCCAGTTGAGGTAACAAGTAATGGCTGTGATGGGCATGAAAGGATCGTCTGTGGTAGAATATCCTCTCTGCGGATCAAAGTCCACTTCAATATCAAAGAACACCACATTAAGTTTAGGAGCATCCTTGCCCAAGTAGTTTTCTTCAAGACAACGAAACACAGGATTAATATCCTGCTCATATAATTTTTTATTGCTTCTTATTTTTTGTTCTTTTATAAACTCTTTAAATGTGCTACAAGAAACTTTCTGTAGGGTTTCTCCATGGATGCTTCTATGTTTGCCTCGAGCATCTGGATAATAGAATAGATATCTCGCATCATAATCCACAAATTTTCTTTGACCATTAGCATCACGCTCTACAACAAATACTTTGTCGTCATCTCTCTTATAATATGCGTCTATGTAACTCATATATTAAATTTATCTTTATATGTTATTAAAAATTTTAAAAAACTGCCATTGCTATAATGAATTCCATCTTCAGGAACTTCATTTATTTCATAAGCAAAATTTAAAGGATGTACATTAAGATATTGTGTAGTATCAATATAATTTGGAAATTTTTCTATTTTGCCGTCTAATTTATGTGCATTACTGTTGTTTGGAGGATTAAAAATATTATAATAAAAAGTCCAATTATATTTTATTTTTAATGTTTTACATAATTCTATTGCTGCAAATATATTTTTAAAACTAATATCGTGATTAGTTTTTTCATTTTTTGGATCATAAAGATAACAAAAAAATTTTTTTGTAAGATCGTTATGAGGCCAACTGCCATCATGCCCACCACTAGCTACCCAATTTTTATATCTAGTTTTTCTTTGAAACGAATAATCAGGAATTTCTACATTACGATCGAAAGGAATGTCTATTCTAGATAATCCAGAAAATTGAAAATAAACATAATCTGGTATACCAAATTCTTCTATAAACTCAAATAGCATAGATGAAATATAGATATTACCCATAGCTGACCAAGATTTATTAAACCATTTTATGTTTTGATCATTAAACACTCTAGGAAAAGAATCTAAAAAGTTCATACCATTGCTACAACCAATTAATAAATTCTTTTTCATTTAAAAAAATACTCTGTAATTTCCTATGCAGTTCATTATAGTAAACCAACTGGCTAATATAGTTAGCCATAGGTTCCTTCTACGATAAGCAGAATAAGCCATTGTGCTAGATCCCACAAGATAGAATGGAAACACTAGATTCATCTGAGGATGAGGACTAGTGAAAGTCAGAGTTAACGAACCAACTACTGTGAATATCAACGAGATTAATTCGTAATAAAAAGCAATTCTATCTGTTCGATAACTGTTGATCCAAAATTCTCTTATGATACCATACACTAGATTTTGCCTGCTGCGGTCAATATTGAATCTAACATATCCATATCATCGGCTACAGCTTTGTAATTGTCTCTGTGAGCTATTGCTATGGCTTTGTTGATCAGTGCTGGTTTGAGTTCTAACTCTTCTGACAGAGCTTTTACTGTGTCTTTAAGACCAGTCTTAAGATCATCTATCTCTCCTAATACCTGTGATCCTTCTTTGATCAGTTGTATTAGTTTGGTTTTTTCTGCTTCGTTGAAATTTCTTCCTGACATTTTTTCTCCTTTATAATTGTTATTATGTATTATATGACTTCGAGACGATTAAAGCAATTACTTTTTATTAGTAATATTAGACCAATTGTGTTCAAACCAAGTTCTTACATTACCTTGAATTGCTTCTGGTAAGATCAACTCGCCTGTTTGTGAAGAATAACTCACACCTTCTAGAACAGCCTTTATTGCTTCATTTTTGGTAATTTTTTTCTTCTCTGCTGATTTTAGCACCTTGTAGTAGTCTGGTCTTTCATTTAGGTGGTCTAATGCAATCTCCATGGCAACTTCAAACTGATTAGTGTGTTCTTTTTCCACTTGTATGCCAGCTCGTAATTGATCTAATATGTATTTTGTAGATTTGTTAAATTTTTTTGCAATGTCTTGTATAGTAGGTGTGGGTTTATCCAGCAGTTTATTTTCTCCCATCATATGCACAGGATCTTTTATAAAATCTTTAATTCTTTTTAATCCCCTAGAACCTGCACTGATTGGTCTTTCTAACTGTGCATCTACATCCATAGTGCCGTGATCTTTTAGGCGCAACATGTCATCTAGGTACTGTTTGTATGAAAAAATAGGTATATTCATATGTGTGTATTTATTTGATTACTTCTTTTCTTCGGAAAGCTCGTCTGTGTATGGAACTGCTGCAGATTCGTCAACCATATCATCTAGAATATCTATAAATGATTGTTTTGGATGCATGGAATGAATTACTACAGAATCATAAGCACCTTCTGCTGGTGTTACGTCTACTAATACACCTTCTGTTCTTTTTAAAATTAATTGTTTTATTATTTCAGCATCTGCATCTGTCACTGGGTTTTCTGGAGAGAAGTCACCTGCTAGTTTAATAACATGAGCATGTGCTTCGTCTTGTCCTTCGTGACCTGCTGCTTCATCGGTTGTTATTTCTTCATTGGCTCTTTTAAGTGCATTGGCAACACTAGGATGATTTGATAACCCTTTTGCAAGTTTTTCTATGGTATTCACAGCACCTGTGTAATCACCGCCTTTGTATCTAGGATCATTTAATATACCAAATGCTTGTTTTATTTGTTTGTCTGAATATTTTTCTTTTTCGTCACTGTATTCTTGCACTACTTCTTCTGCTTTATCTTCTGCTTTGGTTTCTTCTTTTTCTTTTTCTGCAATAACTTCTTGTTCTAATTTCTCTGCGTCGGCGATAATTTCTTTAGTTTCTTCAGTTTTAACAAGAATGTTTGATGATTCTTCGTTGTAGACAGCTTCATTGTCTGAGATGTTATTATATAATTCAACCAATGCTGATTCATCACATGATTGGATATACTCTTGAATATCTTTTTGTACCACTTCTCTGAACGTTTTTGCATCATAGGTTTGTTCTTGTTTTTGTTCTGCTTTTAATTCTGCTAGTTTAGCTTCCAATTCAGCAATCTTATCTAGTCTATTACTTACTTTTTTTGCTTCTTTGATAATTTTTCCTGCAATAGATTTGTCTGATTCTTCTATAGCTCGTGTAATATCGCTCTTCTCACCTGTGATTGATTCAATTAATTTTTCTGCATCAGGTGAAATTTTTGTAGGTTCTTTAAATTCTTTAATACCAGCTAGTTTTGCAATATCCGCTAATGATATTTGTTTATCATCTAACACTCTTGGTTCTTTTTTAGCTGCTTCTAGTAATTCCTGTCTCTCTTGCTCAGGGGTAACATTGCTCATTTCATTTAAGCGTTTAACTAAATCTGCAAACCCGTCGTTGTATGTTTTACGTGCCATATGAAGTATTTATTAAATCTTGTATTATAATAATATATTATTATTTGAGCTTGTTTGCAAGTTTTTCAGCTAATTTAGACTCGTATTTCACGCAATTATCTACTCGTTTGCCACCTTTTATTTTAGTGCCCATGCGTTTGTAGCCTTTCCAACATGCCTTGCCATCCAACCCTTTTTGTTTCTCTTCTCCCACTAAATCGCCTGCTCGTGCTGGTCTTGTCATCTTGCCGGTTAAATGTGCTGCTGGTCCTAACTTGTGTTTATCGCTGCCTGCGAATGCGCTCTTAGGCAGCATAGATTCTTTATTTTTGTTGTAGTCTTTAATAGGAGATATGATCTTACCCATAATTCTGTCTTTGAAACTCTCGTTTTCTTTTTT